CAATATGATAAAGTCGTATCAGTTGGTGATGCTATTAAGAATAAATTTGGTGAGGGTGTTAACAAGTTAAAGAATGCTGCTGGCAATCTTGCAGAAGCAGCAAAGAAACAAATCGTTCAAAAAATTATTGAACCACTTAAACCAATTTTTGAACCAATACTTAGTAAGTTGAAAGGTATTGGTGATAGAATAATGAAACAGTTATCGAAGATACCAGGATTCGATAACGTCATGAAAGTCCTTCAGAAAAATGGAGTTAAAGGCTTTGATGATGCAAAAGGATTATTGAAAAAAGTTGGTCCAAAAGCAATACCTATTCTTGGTGGTATTGTTAATCTCTTGTTTGCGTATGATAGACTTGCCCAAGGTGATGTGATTGGTGGATTGCTGGAAGCAACTTCTGGTGTCTTAGATTTATCTGGTGCATTTGGATTTGTTCCTGGCCCTGGAATCTCAATGGGTATCGATGCATACTTATTTGCCAGAGATTTCATTCCACAAATTCAAGAAGGAGAAAATGCAGCAGTAAATGCACTTGGACTTGGAGGAATTAAAGGACAAGTAGAAGGTCTTGCCAAGCAACTCCCAGACTTATCTACTATCGTGAAGATGATTACTGGAAAAGGTGATCCAACTCAACCAATGCTGGGTCTTCCAAGGGGATCAGATGAACAAGGCACAAGACAGAGTGCTGGTGCAGATCCTACTGGTAGTGGTGTAACCGCTGGTGGAGCAACTGGAAAAGGATTAATAACGGGTCCAAGTAGTAGAATTGGTGGCAGTGCCGAATATCATGTTGATACTAAGTTTCATAAGAGTCTTGGAATTGCTGGAATTGTATCATCTATGGATAAACTCTCAAAGGAATATGCAAACAAAGGTCGAGTGATTGAGATGTCTGGTCATATGGTTGCGGGTCAGAAGTATAATCATGAAGATAAGTACATGAAGAAGAGAAATCTGATGCAAGGTGCTATTGATTCTCATAGTCATTCATCATTTATGAGAGCAGAAGGATTCTTACCATTCGATTATTACATTCCAAAAGCAAATGACCCCCAAGGAAGATTTGGTAAGTCTGCTGAGGGTGCTGAAATTCTTGTTCCAGATTTTGGTGGTAAGATAAATGTTGGTAAGTTGTATGGTGGATATGGAAAGAGTGCTGATATCTATGATGCATCTAATAAGTGGGTGGCAATGACTGGTCATGGTGACATTGCATATATGCTTGGTGGATTTACCAAAGCAATGGCTCACAGAGCAGTTCTTGGTGAGAAAGGTAGAGAGTTTGTTATTGATGCTGATTCTACAGCAGCAATTGAAAGCACTTTCCCAGGGTTCCTCAATGCTATTAACAAAGCAGACGGAAAACAAGCAATAGAAATATTAAAATCATATGCAGAATATGAAATGCCAGAGGTAATTCCTGTCCCAGTCGTTCAGCAGGTTCCTGTCGGTGGAGGATCATACGACACTTCTCAAAAATCTTCGATGATTTCTGGCGGAAGATCAAAGAGAAATGATCCATTCCAAGAGATTCTGTACATGCGTTAAATAGAAATAAGAGGTAACACACATGGCAGATACAAAAGTAACAGGTGCTCAGTCTACTCCAGCATTTATTGAGAAGTTAGATGTATTCTCAAATAAAGATCAGAGTAAGAGTGTATCTATTGTCAATGGCACAATACAGTTGATGTATTATGAGAGTATTCTTCAAGACTCTGTAATGGCCAATGTAACCTTTGCTGACTCTGGAAATAGTATTGATGAAAAGAGTTCCTTAGAGGGACTTCCTATTGTCGGAACAGAAAAAGTTCTCTTCAAAATCAAAGATAACAATGACGTTCAAATAGAATTTACTTTCTATGTCAATAAAGTTACTCCCTTAGCAGATCAAACTACAAAGGGTGCAGTTAATTTGACTTTAGTGTCAAAGGAATATATCTTAAATGACGAAGTAAGAGTAAACAAAAGATTTGATGGTAAAGTTTCTGATGCTGTAAAAACAATACTTACCGACTTCTTAGAAACTGATAAAGATATCAGCGACATTGAAGACTCCACTGATCTAAATGAAATACCAGGGCAATGGAAACCAATATACACTATTAATTGGTTGTCTAAAAAATGCGGTCCTGCAAACACAACTCCAGGAAAAACCGCAGGATATTTTTTCTACGAAACATCGGAAGGATATCACTTCAAATCCATTGATACTTTGTTAGGTCAAGAGAAAAAGAAGTCGATTATCTATAATGAAACTCCTGATTCAAGAGGTGCTAATATCCCAGAGGGGTATGACATGAAGGCACTGACCTTCTCAAAAGATAATCGAATTGATGTCCAGCAAAAAATGGAGGCAGGATTTCAATCAACCAGAATTATTCTTTTCGATCCTTACACATGTAAGTATGAAGTTTTAAATCCAAAAGCAACTGGAGAAGATGGAGTAGAAGAATCTCTTACTAAGGCTGGAAAAGAACTTCCTGTTTTGAATCCAGAATTCAATCGTCAAGGAGAAAATAAACAGTTCTCAAGAACAACTTGCATCGTTAAAGATACTGGTACGCTACCGTCAGGAACAAGTCAAGAACAGATTCAAAAGTCAAAAGATCCAAACTTTAAACCAGAGTTGATTACCAATCAGGCAATTATGCGCTATAATCAACTGTACTCTTCAGAAATTGAGATAACAATACCAGGAGATTTCTCTTTACATGCTGGTGATGCCATCCATTTTGACGCACCATCCGCACAAAAGGATACAAAGAATGATGATGTTGACCATCAAATTGGTGGACTATATATTATATCAGCATTGTGCCACTTAGTTAACGCTCAAGGAACTTATACTAAAATTAATTTAGTAAGAGACTCCTTCGGTAGAACTGGAAAAGCAAGGAAGTCCGATCCACAATCTGGAAAACCTGCAACACCTACAGAGATTCCTGGTACACAAAATCCATATCAAAGAACAGTATCATACGCTTCAGCATCTACTACAAAATCTTTCTAAAGAAGAACTATGGAAAAATCTATCGAAGATCATATCAATCAAGATAAAAAAATTCTTGAGGACCCAACTATCTCTCCTCAACAACGCCGTCACATTGAAGGAGAACTTCATGATCTGGAACAGTATCATGATAAGCATCCGGAGGATCATCATGATCCCACTCCCCTTGAATTGTACTGTGACACACATCCTGATGCTTCTGAGTGTAGGGTCTACGACGACTGATGGAAGCAGGAGCATTATTTAACTCTGGTTTTTTAGGCAACAACTTCATTTGGTGGGTAGGTCAGATTGCTGACGACTCCGAATGGAGAGATAATACTCTGTCTGGAAAATTTGAGGATGCGAATACTATTCCTGGATGGGGAAGAAGATATAAAGTTCGTATCATGGGCATCCATGATAAGGAAGAAGAATCAATCAAGTCTGAAAATCTTCCTTGGGCGAATGTTATGTACCCCATCACCGCTGGTGGTGGTCAAACAAATGCATCACAGACTCCTTCACTTCGCCAGGGTAACTTTGTATTTGGTTTCTTCATGGATGGCCAGGACCAACAGGTTCCTGTCATCATGGGTATTCTGGGCAACAATGCTCAGACTCCAATGGCAACAAAGACTGGGCAGAGTGATACGAATTTTTCTGCTACCAGTGGATATGCTGAGGGTAAAACTCCTCCATCAGGGTCAGCAAAACCAACAGCTCCTGATGAAGGTCTTGTAACAACAAAACCAAAGACTCCTGAGCAAGCAAGTAATTGTGCTCCTCCAGCACCAGGAGTCCAACTTAATCAGTATGGATTAGACCCAACAAAGACTCTTTCCAGAGGACAACTTCAAGCTGCTACGGATGCAAGAAACACAGCAAGAGATGCTGGTCTTCCTAAAGAAGAAGTTGAAGCAGCAGCTCAGAGAGCAGTTGCCGACTTTAAAAAGAAAGAATGTCAACAGGCAAACTCTCCATCATCACCAAGCACAGGTAATCCAACTAAGGAAAACCCAGATGCAATGCATCAACTCTCTGCAGCTGATGTCAAGAGAGAAACTAAACTGAAAGAATGTATTGTTGTAATGAAACCAGATGATCTTGTTTCATCTGCAATCTCAGCAATTCAAACTGTTCTGAACACATTAACAGAAAAACTTAATTCATATCTGAGTGCTATCTCAAGTTATATTGATGCGGTATCAAGTACAATTGAAGACATTCAAAGTCTAATTGCAAATGCTGCATGTGAAATTGCAAAATATATGAAAATACTCTTTGATAAAATCATGGAGTATGTTTTGAAAGTATTGAACAAAGCAATGACTAAGGCAATTGCAGCACTTCCATCTGATATGAGATCAATGTTTGGTGATCTGAAGCAAACCATTACTGAACTGATTCTCTGTCTATACAATAAGTTGACTGCAAATCTTTGTGCATTGATTCAAGGGATTCTTGATGATGTTTTGGATATGGGTAATGCAGAAGCAAAGGCAAGAGAAAATGTCGATAATCCTCAGAATGATGATGTAAATAGAAAACCAACTGTTCCAACTTGTTATGCAGAAGAACTTGTTGGTCAAGTTCTTGCATCAAATCAACAGCAAATTGATTCTGCTAACAATAATCTTCTTGATAATATGAATGCTTTCTTGGAAGATATTCAGAGTGAACTTGCAGGAGTAAGTGGAGCACTGTCAGACATTTCAAGTTTGATTGGAGACATTACTGGAAGCATAACTTCTGCCCTCTCCTTTGCAAATATCAAACTCAATATTTTTGGATGCGAATTGAGTCCGAACATTGCTGTCTCCGATAAGTATTGTATGACAGATGGCGGATCTGGACAACCAGACTCTTCACTCCCAAGTAATAAATCTATTGAGAATACTGTTGCCAATACTCCAGAATCTGACGTTACTCAAGCAGAGGAAACACCATTTGCTCAACCTCCAGCTGGAACAGCAGACGTTCAACTTGACAAACCTCCAGCATCGACAACTACATCTACACCCAGCCGTCCAAGATCTGTTCAAACATATCCCGTAGAACAACCTGGTTACAG